TATGAAAAGATACAGGCGCAACCGACTATAATCCGTTTCTCTTCGTCGGCAGCGTCAGAGGTGTATAAGGGACAGGTCCTTCCATATTCCCAAAAGGAATACTTCGGCTTCTAGGGTGGCTAGGTCTAGTTCGTCCCATCCAGCACCGCCACCTGAGGGTTTGGGTCATCATCATTGAGTTTGATACCCGCTCCAACTTCGATAATCTTGTAGACAGCAGGCATGTCCAGTTCGTCTTCCAAAGCCTCGCGGTTGTCTGCAAGTGCTGGGTCAAACTGCTCCATGGCAATTGCTACGCAACCAACCAAAACGTCTAGAGATTTTTCGTTGTCGCCAAGAACGTCAGTTTGGCTAATAGCCTCAAACTCTTTCATGAACTTACGAAGGACGGAAATCTTAAGTGGCCGCAAAGCCAACTTTTTGCCACTGAACAATTCAACCTCTTCGGTTGAATAAACTTTGCTTGCCATTTAATACTCCTTTGCTGACAACAACTAAGGCAATTATAGCATAGCAAAGACCCCCCGCAGGATTAAAACCTATGGGGGGCCGTTACTATTTAGTTGTTAGATCAAGCCCAAGTGCGGTCAATGATCTTGCCGTAAGAACCAGTTGTGTCTTCGGGCAGCAAGCGGAAGTTAACCTCAAACTTGCTGGCCTCGTCACGCTTGGCTGAAACGTTAACAGACTCAATTGAAAGCGCACGGTATGCAATGTATACGCGCTCAACCTTGTCAGAAACAGAACAATCACCAGTACCGGGACCGACAGCAATAATGCCGCGCTCCACGGGGCACTCACCAATGTCTCCAGCGGATAGGTTTAGGGACTGTCCGTCAGAAGATGACTTGGTGCCAGTTAGTTCAGTTGATCCGTATGCAAGAACGATAAGTAGGTTCTCAAGAGTAGCCTCTGCGAAAGAGGTCTTCATGGAAACCTTCATACCCTGCTTGTATAGTTTTGCAACGTCAAGTACCTGATCGACACTTACTTCACCGAAGTCAGGCTCAAAAGAAACCTCTAGACCATCGGTAGTGTACCCAACGTTATCGAAATCGGTTTCGCTGGATAGTGTGTCACGGTATGATGCTGAGCCAACAAATGCTGGGTAGGTCGCTAGACCATTGGCCCCAGTATCGCCCGTCTGAACCACGTTTAGTGGTCCGTCAGCAACGAAAATTGCAGCAGCACCCACGATGATGTTTTTGGAATCACCACGACTGTATGCCATATGTTATTCACTCCTTTTTTATAGAATTATTAAGTTGTTTGGCGCGTTTCTCAATTCATGTCTATTCTAGCATCGTTTTAGTTAAAGCCAGAGTCAAGTGAGATGTGATACTCCAAATCAATGATCATGGAGGAAGTGTATTGCTGTCTTACTGATAAGTCTTGACGTTGGTCGTTCACCATATCAATTTGCAATACCCTGGTTCTGTGGAAGTAAATACCAGCAGTCGGGTTGCTTTCCGTAAGATAAGCGTTTATGTCTTGTGCTGATGCGTCTTCTCTATCTAGGATGTGTCCAATAGTGTTAGACCATGTGACTACATCTTCTGCGCTACCCCGCACGAAATACATAACTTGTAGTTTCTTAATAGCATAGAAGGGCTTGCCACGCAACTTGAATAGGCTGTCATAAACAACATAAGGCTTTGTTCCCCATCCCGCATCTCCTGCACGGGAATCTGCTAATGGGAAGAAGGGAACGATGTCCCCATACTGCGCTGCTAGGGTTGTGTCGATACCATTCATAGCATCCCATAAATATTTGTTAACATGCAGGACCGGGATAGGAAATGCATTCTTTAATTCTGTCATACTGAAATACTCCCTACTGGTGCTTCTGCAATGTAACGATACCCTGCCGCTGACCCTGCGCCGAATCCGCCACCATTTGCACCCGCTACGAATGACGCAGCATACGGTTCTGGGTACGAGAGAGCCTCTAGAATAGGGGCAAGAAAAGCCTGGGTAACATATTGGGTAAAGAATTGATCTGTGACTCTCTGGAACTGTCCTACTGTTCCTCCACCACCAGGATTGGCTACGAACACTGGACCACGAACAAAAATATCATTGAATGCAAGGGCTTCCCCATATGGTTCAATAGTTACTGATTGTCCTGCTTCCATAACGTCTGCCTTGTTGTAGAAGGGACGGTCAGCGGTAGGAGCAATCGACCCAGACTGCGTGGTTTCTCCACTAAAGGTTACTGTGTTTCCACCAGCAGCATAACTGAAATTGAACAGCCGCGCTCCACCTACGCTACCCCACTCATAAATATGGTGTAAGGCTGACGGGTTGCCAGCAGCCATACGGTCGATAAACATCCCAATGGCCTCTACTACTGTGGCACCAATCTTTTGCAAAAGAGGGGGTAGGCCATCATGAGTACCCGCCACAAACCCATCATTATAGGCAGCAACATTCCTGCACTTCCTAATAAAGTCAGATGCGTCAACATGCATAACAACAGACATTAGTCAACCAACTCCTGCAACTCGCTACGCTTCAAAACAAGTTTATGGTAGTCGTTTCTTCCCCAAGGATCATTGTGTGGAAGAAGCCCAGCGACCTCAAACAGTGTTGACATTCCTGTTCGTGGGCCTGCTGTCTCAAAATAGATTTCTGTTTCTGAATCGTTACGAATATTTGCTATCAAAATATCTGTGAGAGAATACATCGCTCCATCAAGAGATACCCTAACGTCACTATCTACCCGGCCATTGAGCATATCCTGCATCCAGAAGAACTGGTCAGGCTGCATCTGCTGGTCCTTATAGTTAGTTGAAGTGTTCATGTCAAGACGTACAGTCCGATCAAAGTTCCAGGCTTTATCTACCTCGCCAAAATCATTCTGAGTTTGAACAGCATAAAAGATATCTGCTTTGAGTGGAAAGAACGTATTGCAAAACATCATAGCACCCTGATGTTATTGTAAAGTGTTTCTCCTATATACCTGTGCAAAATCTGGTCAACAATAACATTCCCTGTACCAGCAAAGGATGGGCGGTGGAAGTCTACGCGATAATCCTTTGTTTCATATTCGCGCACATACTTGCTCCAATAGTTTGGTGCCCCGCAAGCCATGTCCTCAATGATGAGAGCAGTGGCCTCCTGAATATCTTGGGGAACCATGGGCCAACCAGTTTCTACCTGAACAGTATAGTCATAGCCATTGGGGAAGGCTGGTGAACGATAGCCAGGATTATAGGAATCAGAACCACCAGTGGGTAGGGTTACTGGCCGTCCTTCTAGACGGTTATCTTCTACCCCGTCTTGGAAAACGATAATCGCAGTCTTGTCTGAATTCAAAGTATATTCTGCAAAGTTACTCGTTCCCTCAATCTCATACACAAGAACATTGTTTTCTGTTAAACTCAAAAGTTTATTGACACGATGACCGACTACCAGTTTGTCTGTGCCAGTGCCTTGAATGTCATAAAGAGCAGAAGTATAATAAAATCCACCAACAATGTTATCAATCATGATACGAGCAATACGCTCAAACTTGGTATACTCTTCGTCTTGGCCTACCGGGGCCACAACGGCGGTATTCACATAAGGTCGAACAATACGAAGATTATCTAGAAGAACAACCTCTCCTTTAGCAAGTGCTGTACCAGGCCAAATAGTTAAAGAATACTCAGCATCATAGCGACTAATATTGTCATCAAAAGTAACAGTAAGACCACCAGTAGCAGAAGATGTGACCTCATACTCCACAACAAAAGAGTTGCGAGTAGAAGCAAGTCCAACGACATATTCAGTATCATTATCAAACGTTCCTGCTGGGTAGACTAGTTCTAGGGGGAAAGGGGCCTTCCTAAGAAGTTCCATTAATTAACGCCATAATGACTGGCTACTTCTTCAGGTGATGCTTCCCGCACCGACCGCAAAGTTAGCCACTTATTGGCTTCCTCCTTTGTAACAAAATTAAAACCTTGTGTTAGTTTTCCTACACCATTCCACGCCAAATTGCGGGGTGCATAAATAGCCACCTTGCTGGGATCATCCTGTGGCTTAACCTCAGGCTTAGGAACAGTCTTCACCTTTGCAGGCTGGGGAGAAATAAGAACTCCCTGAGCATTAGATGTAGCACTAGGATCAGACACCTGACCACTAGGCTTAATAGTTGCACTAGTGATCACATTGTCTCCAGTAGCCTCTAGAGCCTCTACGATCTGGGCCTTCTTAAGACCAGTAACGTCAACGCCCTGCTCCTGGGCCATCATTTTTAGTTCAGCAACTGTTCGTGCCGATAGTTTCTTCATTAAAATCCTCCTAAATCATTATAGCAAATGAAAACGTCAAACTTTTGCGCTTTTTGATGAGTTGCATCTGAGACAAAGGCATTGCCAATTTTCTGGGGTATGGGTGCCCCCTTTAGCCAAAGGTACCACATGATCAAGAGTTAATTGATCTTGCGTTCCACAACTATTGCAAAACTTCATATTTAGTCTAAACTCTTTTTCAAGTGCGTTGACCCCATCAATTGTCGGGGCTTGCTTAAGACGAGCGCGGTAAGCAGAAGATGCAGCATTAGCCATTGCTTTTCCCTGTGGAGTCTTTTTCCATTGATACCCTCGTTCATTATTTTTCTTTCTCCACCCAGGATCATTGGCATATTTTTCTGACTGCCACTTGTTAGACTTAAGCAATTTTTCTTTTTTCCACTCTAGGTCGGTAATATACTTGTGTCTTTTTTGTTCTTTTTGTTTAGTAGCGGTTTTGCCATCAGTAGCATACTTTAACTTTTTTGCTTCAGAGTGGCACGGTTTGCATTCTGGTCGATAAATAGTGTTGCCATTACGGTCTTTACCATTCTTGGGGAAACAAGATAGTTCTTTTTCTTGCTTGCACACTTTACAAGTTCTTCCCATACAATTATTGTATCATAAACAAATAGAAGGGGCACCCCCATAAAGGGGGTGCCCCATCCATGTACTGCTAGTACTTGTTAGAGTCAGGCAGTTGTATCGGCACCTGCGTCAGCAAATGCTACGCTATCCAGTTCTTCCCAACAGATACCAAAGCGCACAAATACTGTGTACTCAATGGTGTCCTTCTTGGGCTTGTACTCGCGGTTAACGGTTACGTCACGCTGGAATCCCCAGACGCGGTTCTGTGGGAACGTTAGTTCCACGTAATCGTCAGGGAAGTAAGGAACCTCCATGACGGGTACTCCGAGAACGCGGGTCTGACGAGCGTTACCTAGTACCTGATCTGCGCCACCTAGGTAGCGGTCACGGTACGTATCGGTGTAAACTGCATCGGCTAGAGTACCATTGGCTGCAACGATACCTGCAAAGGTATCGGTTGAAGCGTAGAACTTTAGCCCGCTCTTGAGAGCGCGGTACTTACGGGGTAGTGCTGAAATCACACCCTGCATTACCTCTGGAGTCCACTCGTTATTGGAAACTGTTACAACAGCCTCATGAGCATCGCTACCAGTTTGTACCTGATTCACGAACCCGTCAAGGATGCTGAGGAAGTTCCCAGTGCTTCCATCACCGTTGATTGCAAGATCCTCAAGGTCATTAGCGAATGCATTGGTCATTAGACGAACCAAGTGGTCCTCTAGTGCCGCACCCTCTAGGTTGTCCTCTAGGGCCTCAGTTGAGATTTCCCAATCAAGACGAATCTTTTTTGTGGTTAGCTCAATCTTGGTGAAGGTAGCCCCAGCGTTTACGTATGTACCGTCAGCCTGATTGGCTGCACGGAGTACACGCTCACCTACGTTTACCTTCTCTAGTTCGACTGTGTTAGCCCGCATAGTTACCTTGCGGCCATCGTTGGCTAGAACAGTTGCGTCCCACACATAATCAATGAAGCGACGAGACTGTTCAGGGGCCAAGATACCACCAGCAACACCAGTGGGGTTGACAGCATTCGGACCAGTTGTAACGCCCATGTTTGCACTGGGGACGTTACCGAGAATGCCAGAAGCAGGATCAGTAACACCTCCGATGCCACCTGACGCAAATGCGCCCTGCTCTGCTGACTTTTCTAGAATTTCTTCCGACATTTAACTTTCACCTCCTGTTGTTATTTATTTTGTTTTCTGTTATAGGTCGGCTGAATTGAGAAAACGACCGCCCCATGGTGATGCAGACTTCTGCATTACCTGCTCCTGAACGACCTCGCCAAGATCGCCAGACTTACGGAAAGCTGTAGTGTCCTCTACTGCGTCCACTCGCTTTCCAAGATTATCAGTGCTGCCCTTTACTTCTGCAACTTCGGACTGAACACCGTTGATTGACTTGTTCATTGCGTCAATCTTTTCGTTCAGACCCTTTACTGCATCAGCAAGAGTAGACAAGCTTGAAACCAGAAGGCTGTTAAGTTCATCAACCTTATCGGCAGCGGAATCCTTCTCCACTACCTCGGCCTCAACAGCCTCGTTCGTGTCTTCGGACTTTTCTACCTCATCCACTTCGGCTTCTGTTTCAGATGCCTCATCAGCCTTCTCAACTTCGGCCTCCACTTCGGGGGCACTTTCCTCAACTGTATCTTC